TCATAGTCACATACTAAGTATCTAGGTTTGCTTGGTAGATTGCTAATAAAGAAGTCAGCTTCAGCTTGTGCTAAGCCTACATCTCCACCGAATCTAGCAAAGTGATAATACCCTATACAGTTACTTGTGTTAGTTTGTTGAATAGCTACAGGAGACAACCATCCAGTACCTTCAGTAACTTTAATAATAGTATTTCTAGTACCACTAGCATTACAGATGTCTGTTAGGTCTCCTGGTTGATATGCAGATACATCAATGAAATAATCATCTTTCTTCATACCACTAACTACAGGAGATGGTTCTGAGTTGTTAGTAACTACTGCAGTATTGTTAGATTGTTTAGGTCTAAAAGCAGTAGCAAATGTAGCTGAGTAAGGTAGAGCTACAATGTTAAATACTCCACCACCATTGGGGTTTCTTTGTTCTCCACCTTGGTTTTGACCTAGGAAGTTACCATATCCATTACCTGCATCACTATCAAAGATAGCTACATGAGAATAAGGTGTTGAAGGAGTAACATCAAAGATAGCTACATCTCCTGGTTGCATCACTTCTACTTCATCAAAGTAGTTAAGAATACCATTGCTATGTCTCTGAGTCCATAGGTCTTTTGCATAACCACTGTCAGTACAGTTAATAACAGGAACACCTAAGTAGTTACAGTATTCTGCAAAACCATCCCAACAATTATGATGAAGTTGGTTGTCAGCATAGTAGCTATGGTCTCCATCAGTATTTAGAACATAAATAGTATCTTCACCAATTTCTTCAAGAGAAATGAAGTTATTAATTAAGTTCCTATCTTTATTTACTGATAGTCTCCAAAGTGGTTTAGGATTGTCTGAAAGGTTTGTAGCTTCTCTATCATGTCTCTTACTAAGACAAGCAGAAATACCATTAATGTGACATCCATGTTGTAAAGTAACAAGTAATTGTTTATTTACTGAAGAAGCTACATTGGTGTTAGTACCCTTCTTATCATGTCCATCTGCTTTAAGATAACCTTCAACAATAAGTAAATATTGTTCTTTAGTAAATACATCCGTAAGCTCTTTATTACTAAAGTCTTGGATAACTTTAAGTAATTCAGGATGGAATCTTACTTGTAGATTTACAATATCTGACTTACCATTTGAGTGTTTGTGATAAGTATTATTGATGTCCAAACCTTTTAGATATTCTAGTTTATCTTCAGTACCTACAGTAATAAATACTGTTGATGTTTCTGAGTTTTTCCATCTCTTTCTTACACTACCATCACCCAACCAGAAACCAAAGAATCTAAGTTCATCATCTGTAAGGTCATATACCTTGTTAGATTCACTAAGGTCTAAGGCAATACTATCACCTTGTTTAAGCTCAGTAACAGGTTTATAAGTACCATCCTTAAGGAATACCTTATGGTCTTTAGTTACTTTAAACCAACCCTGTGAAGTGTTTAACCAATACACAGTAGATTGTTTAGGTTCATTGCTAACTACAGTGTTGCCTGTAGATAATACATCACCTTCAACAATATCTTTTACTAGCTTGTAGCTACCATTCTTTAGCTTTACAAGGTATTCTCCTGTTAGGCATTGGTCTCCAAACCAACCATCAATGTCATAACCATTACCTAAGTGAGTATTTTTAAAGTCTTGATAACTCATTATTCAATTCCTTTATTATAACTTGTGCTTGATAGACCTACCAAAGCACCAATGAAAGTACCTAAAGCAGTCAATACAGTAACAATAACACCTGTAGTTTCAGGGTATCCTACTGCAATACCTACAGTACCTACAAAGGTAGCTAAAGCAGGAATAAAAGTAATTGCTACAAACTTAAGTACATCATAAGTTTTATTACTAAAAATCATTGTATCTTTCCTCTCTAATTTCTAGATTGTCATACTTACTATAGAGCATTTTAATTTCACCATTACCACCATTATTATGGTAAATAGTATACATCTTAGCTATCTCTGTAGCTTCATCTACAAAGGTATAACCACGCTCTAAAGCTTTGACTAGTGCATTATATAAGCCAATCCTAAAATGGCTCTTAGCGAAGCTCTCAGTAGCTTCTATTTGCTTTTGTTGAGCTTCATTGTCAATAACCAAGTCTCTAACATCATTAGTAAGCTTGATAAGAGTATCATTTAATTCAGTCTGATGTCTGATTACCTGTTCTCTTTCTTCTCTACTCTCTTTGACATATTTCTTAACTGTCATGTAAATACCTACACATGTAGATAGTGTTGATACTGCTCCCCCTACAGTAGTCATTAAAATATCAACTGATATATTCAATTCTACTTACCGTCCTCTTTAGGTTTAGTGTCCTCTTCTTTTTTCTTTTTCTCTTCTTCTTCCTTTTGCTTACGCTCAGCAATCTTTTCATCTGACCAATCACAAGCACCACATAGTACATTACAAGGGTCAGTAGGCAATCCAATATTAGGGTTGTGGTTAATATACTGAGCTGTAATACTACTCCTTGTAGGAGCAAATACCCATTCATCAAGAGTAGATAGCATCTTAAGAACATCAGATGAACCACCTTCAGGTTTAAGGTCAAATTCTTTATTGTATTCAAGTGTTCTATTGATGTCTTGTTCCCAAGACTGTCCTGGGTCATATCCTTTTTGGAAAACTACATTGTTATCAATATCATAGATAGTGAATCTACCATTATGATTAGTAGTAGGTGCTTTATTGACATACTTAATTTTATCAATTCTGATAGCACTAATTTTAGCATGGATAGAACCATCTTTATTAGGTATGTAGCTATGAATTACTTTACCAAAAACATTACCAACACCAACTTCACCTGTTTCTACCATATTCCATACAATAGTAAAATTACCATTAGTGTCAGTCTTAACTACACTATAAGTAGTACCACCTGATGTAGTTGTTTGTGTACCATCTGACTTCATAGCTAACTCTACATTGTCACTCAACTTACCAATTAGGAAGTCTACAAGAGCATTTAGTTTCTTTTCATGGCAGTTAGCTACAGCACATAGGTTATCTACACGCTTATCTAAGTTAACTACCATAATAAGCAAGTCTCTTAGGAAACACCATAAGAAGTAAGCATATTGAGCTAGTCTTTTAGGTAGACCTACACAAGATGTATTTGCTAGTAAACAAGCATAGTCTTTCAAGACCTTAAGCTTCTTTTCCATTACATCTTGTCTTTGTTCTACCTCTACACAGACATCAATCTTTTCACATTGACAATCTCCACATTGTCCTAAGCAAGACATTATTTACCTCCTGTTAATTCTTTAGGTACAGGTGTTAAGTCTCCACAAGTAACACTAATAGCTTTAACCTCAAAGAGTTGTGGTTCTTCAGGTCTTATAGGCTTAATAGGTTCTGTAGGTTTAGTACCTGTAGGTTGGGTTGGTCTAGTAGGTTCAGTTACTGTAGGCTCACTAGGTCTAACAGGTTCTGTCTGAGTAGGTCTAGTAGGTTCTACAGGTTTATTACCACCAGGAGCTACAGGTTCTGTAGGTCTTTCAGGTACAACTACAGTCCTCTTAGTAGGTTCTTTTGGTCTACCATCCATAGAGATTGTAGGAGCTGTAATCTTAAGTGATACCTTGTTTTTAGAACCTGAAACCCACATATCATCATAGAATAGGAAGTCAATAGTTTGTGATTGACCTTGGCTGATATTAATATCATGAGACAAAGGATAAGTAACATCAAGAGCTTGTGTAAATGCTGACTGTCCTCTATATGATTTAGACCAAATAACAGCACCATTAGGTTTTTTATAGGTAATACTAAAGTCTGAGAAAGCTACTTTAGGAGATACCTTATCATAACTTACCTCTTGGATAGTAACACTGTTAGCCTTGATGTTTACACCACCAGTAATACCACTGTAGCTAGCATTGAATCCTACATTACCTCTAAGAACCCAGTAACCAATATTTTCAGTTCCATCATTGATAGGAGACTTAATAGTAAAGTTACCAGTATTCTTATCAAAAGTATACTCATCAGCTAAGTCATTGTTAGTATTAGCAATCTCTTTAAACTCAAAAGTATATCCAATATTACCTACAAGACCTGCTTCCCATCTCTTGAAAGCTTTATTATATCCAGCAATAGCTGTCTGATAGTCAGATTCAGCTCTCTCAGCCTCTCTAAGCTTGTCATTGTACTCCTTAAGCTTTCTATCATACTCAGCCTTAAGACGTGCATACTCGCTATTAGAAGCGTTATATGAAGCCATATCTTTATTGTACTTCTCTACAGCTTTAGTATACTCAGCCATTACTTTTCTGTAAGCTTCTAAGTCAGTATTATACTTAGCAAGAGCTTTAGCATAATCACTTCTTAGCTTATCATAGTTAGCTTTGTCTTTTTCATACTGAGCTACAGCAGTCTCATAGTCCTTATTTGCTTTATTAAAGCTTGCTAGACCATCTTGATAGAGCTTGTAGTTCCTATTGTAAGTCTCCATAGCTTCATTGTAGATAGCTAGTTTAGTGTTATACTCATTGAGGATTCTAGAGTTTTCTTTGTTAGCAGTAAGTTGTTTCTCTACATCTACTGCTAAGTCTGAAATCTTTCTACATAGTTCCTCATCACGCTTCTTAAACACTGTAAGGTCTAACTCTTGTTGCATCCTAAGAATATCTCTAAGAATACACCATAGCATGTAGAACCCCTTAGAGAGGATTCTAGGAAGGTCAATACAGTTAGCGTTAGCAATAACACATACTAAGTCATGAAGGACTCTTAGCTTGTCTTCAATGTCTTTTTTATTTTTAGCTTCAATACATTCACAATCATTGCATCCAGTACAAGCCATTTAGTACCTCCTTTATAATGATTCATTTAAAGTGATAGTTTGATTATCTTTTTTAAGGATAACAAAAGAAGCCATCATGCCATCATCCAAGTTCATAGTTCTTGTAACAGTTATATCATCATTTTGTTTAATATTTAGAATATCCTCATGGATGATACAAAGCTCTTCACCAATATTTGTGTCATAAGTTTTGATTATAGTATTAAAACTTACTTTACTTACACTATATCTAGGAAGAAAACTATTAGTTGTGTTTGCTGATAGCAAAACCCTAGGTTCTCTACTAAAAATTTGTGTGGGAACAAATTTATTTTTTTGAATACTGTAGTTAATACCATTAATAAACATATTAATGTTACTAAATGGAATTGTAACTCCTTCAGCATACTTAGCTACAGAGTTTATAAACTCCTTATCATAAGGGTTTGCACCACTACCTTTGATTACAGAGTTATCAATAGAGATACCCTCTCTTTTTAAAATACCATAATTGTGCATTATTCAGTTACCTCCTTCAGACTATAGACAAGCTCAGCAAGGGCTACTTCAGGCTCTTCCATAGTTACTTCAATAGTGTACTCATCTTGGAAGTTAGCACCAAACATAAGACCTGTAGTTAAGTTATCCAGTGAAGCAGGAACAGTTAATGTAGGTTCTTCAGTAATAATACTATTGTTGTCTAAGTCAAACTTGTAGAACTCAAAATAGAATGATAAGTTAAGAACACCATTTGTACTTAAGTCATACATAACATGGATATTACCAAAAGCTTCAGGGAATGTGTATCTACCTACTCTAGCAATACCAAGTACTTCAGCTTGATTAATTGGGATAGTAAAGTAAGTCAAAATGTATTCCTGTGTTTGTGTACTACTTCCCTGTCCTTTATACATCTTAGTAGTAATTTTAGGAAACCTAATATATAGTTCCTTATCACCAAAAGTATACTGAGGAGTCGGAAGAGTAACTTGAATAGCATTTGTAGTTAATAAACTATTAAACTCTTTAACACCTAACTGTGTTAGTGTTTTTAGTTTATTACTAATACCATTAATACTAGCAATAAGTTTGTACTTAGTGTTTGTATCAACTACAGAGTTATTAATAGTACCATCTTCAGTAATAGTAATACCATTACCTGCCTTGTAGGTAGTACCTTTAGGAATCTCTACTGAGTTACCATTGCTAATACTTAGTGTAGTACCATTCAGAGTTAGTGTTTGTTTATCTTTGTCTTCTTTAGCTTCTAGTTTTTCTACTCTAGCTACAAGAGGTTTATCATCATAAGAAGTACCTCCTGTAGTTGCTGTAGAAGTCAATTCAGTAAAGCCATCACCATTTTCATTAAGGATATAGGCTTTATTGTCAGGCATAATATAGGCATGGTTTCTAGTTGCATAGTCTAGGTCTGGTAAGGCTTCTACCCTCTTAAATACAGGGTTACACCATGAAATACAGTCACCCATTTAATACCTCCTATGTACGTTTGATGTCACTATAGTTAATCATAGAGACAATACCATTGTCATTATAATCTTTAAGTGATTCCCAGGAAACATCTTTTTGAATTGTCAATGGTTTGTTGACAGTTACTAGACCGAACTTAGTTTCACCTTGAGTATCTTTATAGTCAGGGTTTTCTAGTTTAAACATAGCACCTACACCATAAGTTTCACCTACAATAGGTTGGTTAAACAAGTTAATTAGACTTGCCCACTGAGTACCATAGAGGAAAGGAGCATAGAGTAGGACTGAGTTAATAGTCTCATTGTATGAAGGATTGTTCTGTAGTTTAAGTACATCATTAACCATATCATCAGTTTCAAGACTACCTTCATAAGTCCAATTAAGATAAGGTCTAGTGTCAGTTACAGTGATGAGAGGAAAGTTGTTTTCTCTCTCTTCTCTTTTAATTTTAATAGCCATTAATTAGTCCTCAACAATCTTAACAAGTTTCATTACAAGTTTAAGTTTTTTATTTGTTGCTCTCTTTTCTTCATCATTTGTTAATGCTTTATAGTCATTAACCATGTTTTGAAGACCACTTTCTAAATTACTAAATTCTAAGTACAAACCGTCATTTTGTAAAATAGGTTTACTGCCACATAACAAAGAAAGACTTGTTACTGAAGCATTATTAAATAGTTTGTTTGAAGCATAGATATTTGAGTCACTAAATTCTTCATCTAAACCACATACATAGAAACTCCATGATACAAAGTCAGGGTCAGTATAAGGGAATGATACACCATCCTTAAATGGAATAGTTACTTTACCACTAAAATCTTCTAGTGTCCATTCTTTTTCAATAGAAGCTACTCTAAACTTGTTGTTTTGTTTAATAGTATCAATTTCTTCTAAAGCACCAGTAATCATTAAGTTTAGACCTTGTAATGTAGAATCAGCCCATACATCAAAATCTGTAAGTCCTTCAGTATATCCTTTGAAAGCACCTGTCATAATTTTCTTAAACAAAGGGTCACTTTCTTCAGGAAGTGTAATAGAGTTACCACCTGAGATACTGACTTCCTTACCATTAATAGACAATGTTTGTTTATCATTATCTTCTTTTGCTTCCAAAGTAGTAAGTCTAGTTTCAACAGAAGTAATTTTAGCTTCCAATCCTGAAGGGTCAAAGATAGTATCTTTATCTTCTTTGGTTTCAAGCTTAGCTACAGTGGCTTTTACTTCTTCAAGAGCTTTCTTAATTTCAGAATCATCATAGATAGTATCTTTATCCTCTTTAGCGTTTAGGGCATCTGAGAGCTTCTGTACTGCTTTGTTTACATCCTCTAGTCCTGTTACACTAGCCTTACCTTCAAGCTCCTTTTTAAGGGCTTCTAGGGCTTCTGAGAGGGTCTTATCTTTATCAGTAGGTTTATCCTCTTTGTCAGATGGTTTTTCATCCTTCTTAGCTTTAAGAGCTTTCTCTACTTCAATGACTCTATTAGTCAAGTCTAGTAGGACATTAAGCTTATTAGTCTCTGTAGCTTCATCTCTTGTCAATTCAAGCCATGCAGTACAGTTAGCATTTGCATACCACAACTTAGAGTCAGGTGTACGATACAAGTAATGTCTTGAAGTTCTTCCAAGTGTAGGAAGGCAATTTACATCAAGAATAGGTTTGCAGTTAGAGCTATATTGTCCTGAACATTCGTTGCATTCATTACAGCTATTACATCCACAGTTTGTACACATACGGTGTACCTCCTTTATTTATATAATTCTACTTTAGCTAAGTAACTTAGTATGTTAATCTCCTTAGTTCTTCTAAGAGCTTCTGACCTAAGAGCTAGGATACAGATAACTGCTTGATAGTCTTCAGGATGATTAAGTAAGTGTTTGTTTAATAAGTCAATTCGTCTATTAACTACAGAGAGCTTAAGAGACTTCTTATGAAGGATATTGGTGTAATTCATTGTTGCTCCTAGTTTAAGTGATTATACTTAAGATAAGTTCTTAAAATAACATCTGCTTGCATTGAACCAGTAATTTCTACTAGATGCTCACCACTTCTAAAGATTTTCTTTTGTTGTTCTTCAGTGAGTGCTGTAGCTCCTAACATAACATCATAACCATGATTAGGTTTATCATCAGGGAATACTGAGTATTTGTCAATCCATTTGCCATCATATTGAGCTTTAAACATTGGTGTAAAGTCAATACCATCAATCTTAACTTTGATGTCTCCTGCAAACTTAGCTACATAGTTTCTAGTAAGAGAGCCATCAGTATTACCTATACTTTTACCACCAGCAATTTCAGGAGGATATATAAGGTGTCTACCTCCACTAAGCATATCATCCATAGTTCTCTGTCTTTCAACTACAAACCTTTGACCTGATACATTCTGCTCTAGTGTAGTAACTGTATCACCATTAATAGCTTTAATAACACCAGTATGTCCATAAGGACTATATTGATTTGTTTCAGTAAAGATAGCTCCTACTTTAAAAGCTTCTCTAGATGTAGGTACTACCTTCCATCCTACTGCTCCCCAATCAAAACCAACACCAATATTACTAGCTGATAGAGTGTCACCAATAGCATGTGTAATATTAGTAACACCACCACCTAAACCTACACCACCTAGTTTCATTGAGTACCAAGCTACAAGACCGTAACACTCACCATTACCTAGTGTAGTACCTTTAAGTGAGTCTAACTCACCAAGTACCTTCATAGTCTCTGTAGCTGTCTGTACCTCTCCTGTAGCTCCATTAGGTTCACCACTACTTGCAGTACCAACAATACCACCAAAGTCAGACATTCCTGACCCTCGGTTATTATTACCATCTGATTGTCCTCCACCACCTGATGAGTGGAATACAGTACCAGTATTCATGCTATCAGTAGGCTTAAATGAGATGTGAACATGGTCTCCGTGATTTTGAGTCTTATTACCTCTATCAGGCATTAAGCTCCATACCCTAGCAGGCCCATAGATATTATTGACATTCATGAAGAACTTCTGACCCCAGATAACGTAGTCAATATTAAGTTCATCCATGTTCTCAATAACAAAACCTGCAATAGTATCACCAAGTCTATAGTTATCATTAGTCATGAAGTCTACTGCTAGTGATTGGTCTGGTTGGTGTCCTGGGTAAGTAATAAACTGTTCTTCAGGTGTATTAGTAGCAATAGCTATGGCTCTTTTAACCCTAGCTACATGAGGTTGCCAAGCACCTGTAGCTCCATCCCAATGGCTTCTAATGATGTCTCCAAAGGCATTACCATCAATAAGGTCATAGTAACCATTAGAACCATCAGAAGCGTTTGTAGGCTGTAGTAACTGTGCATCAATCTTATCTAGGATATTATCATTATTAGAGTTAATACCTGACCTAACACCATTTGCTAGAGAGTTATAGGAAGCATACCCTGCGGCAGCATAGTCAAACAAAGCTCCACCAATTTGAAAGAGTCCTTTCATAAACTCATCAAATGTAGTTTTACCTTGGACATTATACATCTTTTGGTTGTTACCTGCAGTTTGTTCAGCTAGCAAATACATGTAGTCAATAAGGAAGTCATCTACAGAAGCAAAGTGCATATATGTACCACCTTCATTTGAAGGTCTAGCACTACCTGTAGTAACTACAACACCTGAGGGTCTAGTACCTGCAGTACCAGTAATACCACCCCAGTTATTATCTGCTTTAGCTACTGCTGAGTTACCCCAGTTAGACTCAATATAAAGTTGAACAATGACACCTGAAGGAAGTAGATTGTACTTAGCACATCCATCAAGGATAGTCTGTACTAAACTTGCAGGAAGTGTATTACCACCATAAGTAATATCACCACCAGTATACTTCTTATCTCCACCAAAGGCTGACCCTTTAGTAGAACCACCTTCTTTAAGTCCTGTCTTAACTCCATAAGGTCTAACAATGATTTTAAACCACCAATGAGCAAACTTATCAAAGTCATAAGATATTGATGTATAGAACTGAGCAGGAACATTACTTGTCATTACTGATTGATACTCAATACCATGCAAGTCGGTTACTGAGAACCTTCTTTGAAACCCTTGTCTTCTCCATCTCTCTGTAGATGAATTGACTGCATTTAAGAGCTTCTGTGCTTCTGTCTGCATCTATACCTCCTTATCGTTATATAAGTATTTCTCTACTGTTAATTTGAAGCTTGTGAATCCATCATAGGTAGTAGTAACTAGAATCTCTGAGATGTAGAAGTAATCATCTTTAGACATTACTTTCTTGAAGTATTTAGAACACTTCTCAGATTTAAGTAGTCTGTCTACAAATGTCAACCTTACCTTATCTCCTACATTATAGTTATTAGGTAAGTCTTTGATGTCAAAGGTATAACCTACTTTTCTTCTACTATGGATAAGCTTTCTTACTGCTTGTGTGTAAAGTTGTCTACTAGCTACAAGTCTGTCTTCATCTGATAGCTCTTTGTTGTTGTTAGCTACAGGTTGGACATCATTAGATGTGAATGATTGCTCATATACCCTACCTGCTTCAAGAGCTAGACCTTCTTTATCTAGTACAGCATAGTCACCATTATTGTTAGCTCCAAAAGGAATCAAGTCAATATAGTCATAACTACGCTCAGTATTTACTTCTTCACCAGTCAAGATAACAGGGAACTCAGGATTCTGTAGATAAGGTCTATTGTAGACATCTCTAAGAGTAAGAGTAGTAGTACCTGAGTCTGACTTATCTGTAAGATAGATACCATAGTTAGTGATTGTAGTGAAGTCTCTTTGAGTTACTAGCTCATTACCTAACAAGTTAGTTTCATTAACCATTAACTCTTTATACTGGCCAAACCTACCAATCTCAATAGTTCTTTCTTCAGTAAGTGATACTCTCCAAAAGACATCCTCAGTCTGTTTACAAACATCTGTAAGAGCTTGTAGCTTATCCTGGTTAGAGAATAGGTAAGTGATAACAATATCATCTGTACCTTCTTCAGTGAACTTATAAGTCCAATTCTCATCATTGAACATACCACTAAGCTTAGATAACTCAACATAGTTTACTGAGATACCATCATCTTTAGTAGTATTGTCACCCTTATCTACATCCTTATCCTCTTTAGGCTTTTCAGTAGTTACTTCAGTCTTACCTTTATTATAACCATCTTTGGTAGTTACTGTAGTAGTAACAGTACCATCAGGTCTAGTAGTTACTGTAGTTTGAGTATAAGCTCCTTTACCAGTAACTACCTTAGTAATGTGACTGACTACTTCTCTTGTAGTACCATCTGACATCTCATAAGTAGTTGTCTTAGTCTTACTACCATCCTCATTGTAGACTGTGTTAATGGTCTTATTACCAGTTTTAGTAACCTTCTTCTCTTCAGGCTCTCCATCTTTCTTATCTTCTTCTCTAGGTTTTTGGTTAGAGATAATCTCTCCACCTTCACCCATTGAAGCAGGTCTAATATACTCATCATAAGTATATATCTCACCTAGTGTAAGTTCTTTGATTGCATAGTTTGTAGGTACTCTTCTGTGTTGAAGTTCAGTAGCTACATGGACTGCCTGAATAGTGGTTACTCCTGTTACATGGTCTGAATCAATTCTTTCAGTAATACCATGAAAGATATGACCATTATCAAAGGTTAGAACAAACTCAAACTGTGCATCAGGAATAGGACTACCCATTAACACTTCAGTAGGAAGTTGGAAACTAATACTAGGTGTATCCATAATTTTATGACTTACACTAATATTGTTTCCCAGGAATACATCATTAGTAATGTAGTGTCTAGTATCCTTAGTTGGTTTCCAATACAGAGTCAGGGACATTACCGAATACCTCCACAGCTCTAGCCATTACAGCTTCTTCAGACATATCTTCACTCTTTGATTCTACATTAGACATGATTTCATTCATCTCTTCCTGAGACCTAATAGAATCTGCAAAGCAAGCACTACATGGTTGAGGATAGAATCCTAGGAATCCTGCTACAACTACATTGAACAACTCTACTGCAGAATGATAGATTTCTTCTACCTCTACATTATTCATGTCTACTTGCCAAGCTTCAAAAGCAGTAATCATTTGAACTGAAGCATGTTTAAGTGAACACCACAAGTCAGGGTTAGCATCCTCAGTAGAAAGGCTCTGTAAGGCTCTCATAACGCTTCTACGCTGTTCTGTAGTTCTCTCTAGTGTTTCCTTCGCAAACTGCAGTTTCTTTGTTAGAGAGCCTCTCACAGCCTCATCTGATGTTCCTTTAACATAGAGTAAAGAGTAATACTTTTCTACTGTAAGTCTGAAGTGATATTCAAGAGCTACAGTGTTGATTAAGTTGGTAAGTAGTTCTTCTGTTAGTCCTACTGATGATTGTTTGTTCATTAGATTGTCAACCTTTCATAGTCAATAAATACACAGAATGATTCTGAGGTAACACCATCAACTGAGATGATATTATATCCTCTCTTGATATGCCACCATACATTGTCACACAGTGTTAGATTCTCATTACTTACAACTTCAGCTTCTCCACATAAAGCATCTGTAGGACAGCTAAATGACTGAACTAAACCAGTGCTTGAAATAGACAGATAACCTTGGTCATAAGTACCTTTAAGCTTAACCATAGTATCATTAATCATGATTCTAGGGTCTTTAAATTTACCTTGTAGAGTAATTGTTACATCTCTAGACTCAACTACAGTGTCTGAATAGAACTTGGTAGACCAAGCACCATCCACACAAGCATCACAGTGAGATTCCCCCCAAAGTCTTTCATCACCAAACCTTTCTCTTCCAAGTTCACAGTTATGAATAATACGGTAGTCACTATTACATTTCTGATAGAAACTTAACCATACATCCCCTTGAACTTCACAAAGAGAAATAGCTTTAGATAATTCACAGCAATCTTTAGCACAGTCCTCACAAGTACCATTCAAGGTTCGTGAAGTCTGACAGAAAGCTTGACATGTAGCATTATGAAAACAACTAGCTATCATGTTTACAAAGTTACAGTCAGCATAAGGAAGAAGGAAAGTAGTATATCCATCTGCTTTATGCCATACTGCATCAGGGTTAGTAAAAGCTACCTGGAAGCTTAAGTATCCGTTGTCTCTCATAGTCCACTCATAAGTAGGTGTATAAGAGTCTAAGATAGCATTACACCATATTAACTGACCACCAGTATCAATAGCCCACAGCTTACCTACTGTCAATAAGTTATCCTTAATGAAGTCTTGGTGAGCTTGGATATTAACCATATCCCAATCTGTAGTTCTAATTGATAAGTCTAGAGTAATCTTATCATCTTTAAGGAGAACCTGGTCTCCTGTAATCTTCCAATAACTACCATTTCTGAACATATACTCTGTAGTTTCATACTTAGTAGTTATTGTTTCTGAAGGACTAGAGTTAATAGCTTCAGTTCCACTAAACACTAGGTCATTGTATTGAATGAACCTTCTAGGTCTAGCTACAAAGTCTGAAGTTGACCTAGCACCTAAACATGTTGTCATGGTCTAACTACCCCCTTAATTTCACTCAAACCATTGATGAATGAAGCTTTATTATCTACATTCTGAGTAATGTTGTTAGTAGTATTGTTAACTACAGAGTGTCCTGTATGTCCTGCTAGAGCTTTAAGAGCTTGTGTAAGATTCATTTGATTTAGGTTATCAAGGAATTGCTTACCTAACATGGATGATACTGAACGTTTAAGTACATATTCACCTGCAGTTAACATAGCAGGAATAGTATCAGTACCTAGTGAAGCAAAGCTTCTTCTACCTACTACACCACCTGTAGAGTGGTACTCAGGAATAATACCTCCATGCTGTCTTTTCTTGGTACTCTTAACTGTAGTTTCATTGATAGTAATATCAACTGTCTTACCTCTAAGAGAATCAATAGCTGACTGAATTTGTTGGATTTTGTTAAGTACAGAACTTACATCAAAACCATCAGCAATCTTACTAGAGATTGAAGCACCTAAAGCTTCCCAACCAAGGTTCTCAATTTGATTTTTTTGTTCATTCATCTTGTCAACAATTCTACTTCCTAGTCCTGATACAAAACCATTAGAGAAGTTAGTACCTGATTGTTGACCAAGTGTTGAAGCCATTGAAGCAAACTGAGCTAGAGCATTTTGTAGCTGATTGATAGTATTCAAGACATTTGTCAAGTTACCAACAATAGCATCATTATCATTGATACCTGAAAGACTCTCAATAGCTGTCTTAATAGCATTAATACTATTATTGAAGTTATCTGCATTTACTTCAGGGAATTGATTAATAGCGTTAGCAATAATCAAGATATTATTGACTGCTTGTACTGCATACATAATATTAGATGATAGCTTCTGAATATTTTGCAAGCTTGTAGTTAAGCCTGAATCATCTGAAGAAGCAAGAGACTGAAGTACAGATTTAATCTTAGCAACTCTTGTTTCAATACCTGAACCTTCTACATTGATTAGGTCTGGGATTGTCATAAGTGTTTCTGCCATTGTCTTAAAGCTATTAACTACAGAGGCCACTTGACCTACAGCTTCAGATACTTTAGCAAGCTTACCAATGTCTTGGATGAAGCTTCCTGTATCACTGTCAGTTAATGATTTAAGAACTGATTGAATCTTAGCTACACGGGTCTCAATACCACTACCTTCAATGTTAATCAAGTCAGGAATCTGAGATAGAGCATCAGCAATAGTCTTAAGTGAATTAATCATATTACTTGCTTCTTCTGCTAGTTTACCATAATCTGATTTACCTTTAAAGGCATCAAACATAGACATTAAACTTCCACCGTTTTCACCTGCCTGGGTGATTGATTGAAGTGCTTGTCTTAACTGTTCAATCTTAGCAGGAATACCACTAAGGTCTTCTATTGAGTTAATTTCATTAAGTGATGAAGCAATGCTACTAAGATTACTTGTAAACTCAGTTACACTCTTAATATTTGATGTTACATCCTTATTAAAAGGTGTATCTTTACCAAAGATGTCAAGTGTAGCTAGTTCACTAATCTTAGACAAAGCATTTTTAACTGACTCAATCTTAGATGAGATGTCCAATCCATCAGGGATATTGTTAAGACTATCAGTAATACCTTTAATCTTATCTGTAAGTTCCTTGAAGTTCTCATAACCTTTTAGGACATCATCCTTGATAGTAGGAGGTGTTGGTACTGTAAAGTCACTTACTTTTTGTAGTGCCTTCTTAAGATTCTCTATCTTAGTTTCTAAAGATTCAAGACCATCATCATCTAGTTTAAGGCTACTAATCTTCTTGATAAAGTCTAGTAGTTCATTGAATGACTTAAGCTTAGAATCTAATGTATTGGCATCTAAAGCAGAACCTATAGCATCTAAAGCTTTACTGAATACATTAATAGAGTCAATCCAAGATTCATTCCCTAGCTTCTTAAGGCTATTCATTACCTTAGTTAGGTTACTAATCTTTTCATCAATAGAAGAAGTATCAGAAGGTACTTCTACTGAGTTAATATCATCAATGAACTGTGTAAGCTTCTTGATTGTAGAAGTCAAATTACTTACTGTGAGTTTGTCCATAAATGAACCTAGTGCATTAAGAGAAGCCAATACAGGGTCAATAAAATAAGTATTACCTACACTTATATTAGCAAAAGCAGAACCTAAAGCTGTTTGAATATTACCAAGTTTACTTAGTTTATCCTTAATTCCATCTATATTGTCAGGAATCTCCATTCCTTGGATGTCAGTAATAAAATTACCTAGTTTTTCTACCAACTTAGTATTATTACTTGTTTCCCAACCTTTAAGGAATGAAGCAATAGAGTTATTAAAGTGTAGTAGAATATCTGAGTAATTAGTATCACCTACAGATATGTCAGCAAAAGCACTACTTAAAGTCTTTTGAATGTTTCCTAGATTTCTAAGTTTAGTCTTAAGTCCTGATAAGTCTTCAGGCATATTAAGTTGACTGAGTGTAGCAATTAGGTTAGCTACTTTAGTAACATTGTTTGTTAAAGAGCTAGTCTCTAAACCTTTAGCAATATTACTAAATGTATTACCAATAGACTTAATAAAATCTACAGGATTTTTAATACCCCCACCACTAACTGAACTAAGCTCATTAATAAGTTCAGTCATGTTCTTAAGTTTCTTGACAGTATCTTTGAACTTAGACTTGTCAGGAATATTCTTAACACTACCTTGTAGCTTAGTAAGTTGATTTGCTAAAAGGATGATACTTTCAACTTGGATAGCTTGTGCTAAGTTACTAATAGTACCAAAGATAGATGGTAATAGAGCTAGTGTTGAGACATTACCACTAATAGCACTTGCTAAACTCATTTCAGTAACAAGAGCTGTAAAGTTAACCATCTTCTTACTGAAAGTACCTGCATTAGGTAATTTAACTTTATTGATTCTAGCTACAGTCTTAGCTACAGACTCCATAGCTTTAGCTACAATAACCATAGTACCTGATATAGCTAACATTGATACTAACCCTGCTCCTAGAGCTAAAGCACCAATACCTTCTGTAGCTACCATCAAAGCACCAATAGTAGTAGCAATAAGACCAACTATAACAACAAGACCATTCATAGCTAACACAGTACCATACACTTTACCTGTATCAAACTTGACATTGTTAAGCTGTTCCATTGTCTTAGCCATAAGAAGCATACCAGTAACTACTCCTGCAATAGCAGTAGCACCTATAAGTAAGTCCTTACCTAGTTCTTTACGTTGAAGTATTTTACCTAAAACTACAGCGTAGCCTGCCATAGCAGATACCATAGTTACCATAGTACCTACTTTAACTGTAGCTTCAGTAAAGTCCATGTCAGTATTACTAATGTCTTTAAAGGCACTAGCAATAAGTTTAATAGAACCTGCAAAGGCTAACATCTTAGCTGAGTCTCCTAGTGACTTAGTAAGACCACCTAATAGGCTTGTAGAGCCTCCAGAAGCCCCTCCTGAGCCACTACTTCCTCCCCTACTGAAAGGGTTCTTAAAGTTCTTTAACAGCCCTAGAGTGCTTGATAATGCCCTTACAGAACGAGCCATCTTAGATACTACTAACCAACCTGCAGAAGCAGTAATAATACCACCAAGAATTTTACCAGTATTCTTACCATTGGCATTAATTTTAGCAAAACCTTTAGCAAGTAATTCAATTCCCTTACCTACAGGAGCTAGATATGTTACAAAGTCTTTAAGACCTTGTTTAAAGTCAAACTCTCCAAACATTTCTTTAAAGAGTGACATAGCTTTGCCTACACCTTTACTTACAAAGTTTTGAATAACATCACCATTCTCTGATACTGTATTCATTAACTTAACTAGTCCATCAATAGCAGGTGTTAAAGCTCCTGGTTCAAATGGAGTACCTACAAGACCTACAGTAAGGGATTCTCTCATGTTCTCCCAAGCTGATTTAAGGGTTTTGGTGTTTGTTGCAGCCTTTAACAAGGCAGGGTCTTGACCTACTTCATTCAATACTTTGATGAAGTCTTTACCTAGTACCTTACCTTCTTTCATGGCATCAGCTAGGTTATCAAAACCATACTCATCTTTAAACTTCTGAACAACCTTTTGTGTAGCTGTACCACCAATAGCATCTCTGATAGGGTTCCAGTCTCTAGCTAAGACTTTACCTTCTAAGGACATCTGTTTAATCTGTGTAGATACACGTTTAAGGGCATTAGAAGGGCTACTAGCAAGGGCTGAGATATTAGCAAGGTTTTTGGTTAAGTTATCAAAACCTCCAAAATCCTTATCGAATCCTGCCCCTTTCAAAGCACCTGCCAAGTTAGTAAGCTCAGCTACATTGTATTTAGTTTGAGCACCATATTTAGATAAGTTTTTAAGTGTTGAGTTGATTTCTTTGTCACTAAGAGGATTATCTAGTGACCTCATGTTGTTTACAAATTCATTCTGAGCATCATATAGCTCTCCTGCATCTTTAGCAAAGCTTTTACCAATGTTCAAAGCTCCCCTAGCAGATAGAGCCAATACTTTACTAGAAATGCTATCTAAGGCATTAGAGATAGCTGTAAGACCTGATGTATCACCATGAATCTTAACAGTTCTATTCTTATTAACCTTATCATCAATAGCATCAATATCACTTTTAGCTTTATTGACTTGTGATAAGTCAGCATTAACTTTAAAGGTTTTACCCTTAAGACCATTGAGGTCTGATGATACCTTAGTAATGCTTCTAGTGTCTGCATCTACCTTAACACTTACTGTCTTATTCTTAAGAGCTAGCAAGTCTTTTTGTACCTTAAGTACCTTATTACCATTACTATCAACATCAACTCTAACACGTTTGTTTTTAAGTTTATTGACAGTATTGAATAAGGCAGTAACATCCTTACTGTTTGTTACTGCCTTAACATTTATAGTAGTAGTACCTCTAGAATACTTATCTAACTTGCTCAGAAGGTCAGTAAGGCTCTTATCTACCTGGGAGGTAACTTGTACCCTTAATTGCCTTTGAGCCATACTCTACCTCTTTCTTAAGCTTCTACATAACGGTCATAGAATTTACCATTTCTACGAACAAAGGTAACTTCTAGTGACAAGTTTACTTCATCTGAGTTATTGAACTCTTCAGAGTGTGAAGTGATGATACCATAGAATCTGAGGTATTCACGTTTACCATTAGTAGCTACACGAGGTACTGTGAACTCAGCTTCGAATGAATCAAGACGGTCTTCATTTGCTTCAAAGTGTTCTACTTCTTTTTCAGCATCATAAGTTACCAATACTTCACGGTTGATGTATTTCTTATTGACATACACTGTACCAAAGTCCTGAGCCTTAACATTTGAAATAGCTACAAACTCATTAGGGTCTACAGGAGTTACAGATGGTACTTGAAGTGGTTCAAGATATACACCATTACAGTTTTCTCCAAGAGAGATAATTACTGAGTTACATGTTGGATACAAGTCAGCAAGTTCAATGTAACCATACTCAGTACCATTAATTGTTTTACCTTTAACAGTAAACACTCTTGTAGTTGGAATACCAGCTACAATAGTTCCACCTTTAGACTCCAATGGATTCAACCAGAAGTCATTAAGTGAACGAGTAGCACCTGAAATACTTGTAGTGATTTCAGTAGATGAAGGGTCATATCCTGAACCAAAACATCTAGCATCTGAAGCACCAAGTGAGATGTCATGAGTGAATGATTCCAAACATGAGATAAGCACGTTATCAGACTTGTGTAATTCATTCTTACAAGCAATAGTCTTGATAGAAGAGATACCGAATGGTTCTTTTACAAGAGCATCATTCTTGTCTTTATGCTTAATAGTGTACTCTACATGGATACCATCTTCTGAAGGAATCCATCCTGTACCTGTTTGAGATTTAATTGACAGTGGGTTAGCAAAGTCAAATTGTGCTACTTGGAACACATCTGTAGCTAGACCTACTCCTGTAAGTTCTACAGCGTATGTGTAAGAGTTTTTACTTTCTACATCATGCAAGTCTGAAACTTTAGCTTCAACTGTAACTGTATCTGAACCAAGGAAAGTAACATACAAGTAATGGAATCCAAAACCTGCTTTAGTGTAATCACCACGGATGTCATATGTAACTGTAGCTTCACCTTCAACTGGTTTCACATAAAGTGTACCTGTCATGTGACATGCTTTCTCATTACATCTAATCATGTCTTCAGGTGTAGTCAAGGCATCAAATGATTGAAACTCACCCTTAGTAATTTCACGATAGTTCTTAGTTGAAAGCTCAGTGTAGTAGTTAATCTTTTCAGATACTCTAACACCAATGATTTCATTTTTGTTTTGCTTAGCATAACCATACATAGGATGAGTAAGCTTTGGCATACAACCTTGTGTCATTACTTATCTCCTTTCTTTTCTTTTTTGTCTTCTTTAGCTTCTGCTTTAGCTACAGAGTTGAGCTTAGCTTCTGCTACTACTTGTCTAATTCCTGCAAGTTGTCGTTGAGCGTACATAGTACCATTCTCACCTGCAAGCTTTTGTCTAGACTCATAAAATGCGTCTAGGTCTAGTGGTTGTTCTTTAATCATCCACATTCTCCTACAGTAATTTTAAATTGTTTTGAGATAGTGTTTATCTCATCATATACTTGTTCAAATGTAACTGGATAGTCACTGATACTAACCACATTACAAATTTTGTCTTCAAAGTTAGGTAATTTTTGTAAATCTTGGAATATGTCTCGGTAAACTACTTCATTCTCAATATAAGACCTAGAGAACATCATAGCTTTCAATCTTCTATCTACTTTATCTTCTAGGTCTAAGTTACCTTCAGGTGTATTCTCTAAGATAAGCTCCTGGTCAGCAGAAATGGTAATCCAATGATATTTAAAAGTAATTAGATACTCACAATAACACTGTGAAGAGTAACCTACATTTGATACATCTACTGTTAATAGTGGTAGGTGAGCATTGAAATTTGACTTATAGAATTGAGCTGTAGAGAAATGACGATTGAGTTCATGCATAAAATTCTCATAACGAATGGTTGTGTCTCTAGACATCTCATCTACAGGCTCTAGAATTAGGTCTAGAATATCTATACCATATTCAATAAGCCATCTCTTAATATTAGTGAAAATCTTCCTCTTCATCCTGCACCTACCTGATTAATTGCTTTATCCAAGAAAGGGTTGGCAGGAGTCTTATAAGTACCGTCATGATGATACCTTGCATAATTCCTTCCTCTAGGGTTTCTAGGGTCAGTTACAAGCAAGTCTTCATCAATACCTACATAGAAGTCCTCTCCACTCTCTTCTACTGTTACAGAGTCTCTTAAAGCCCCTGTATCAACATGTATATTGTTTTCTACTGCTACTTTTAATTCCTTAACTACAGTGTGCATTTCTTCTTCAATCCAAGCATCTATCTCAGCATCACCTGTTCTTCTTCTCCTAACCACAATTATCTTCCTGTGTGACTTTCATCTGCAGTAAGAGCATCCCTAATTCTTAGTTTATACTCTTCTCTAGTTGTAAGTCTTTGTCCACGAATGATTAGATAATAACAACCAGGCATGACTTCATTCTGTGATACTGCTAGAATCTTCCACCAATAACCTAAGTCAGGTTCATAGATGTAGTCTCCTAAGACAATATCATAGTTTCTTTGTAGGTCTTGTCTCCAAACCTCAATATAGAATAGCTTATGGTGTAACTCTTGCTCAGTCTCATAAGTATTCTTACTGAAGTTTCTGTAGGCATTGTAGAACTGTACTACTTCTACACAAGTGAACTGGTTTGTTTGTTCCCAAACGGTTGAATCTATTTGCCTACCGTTATCATCATATTGTGGGTTAGTAGTTCCATGTCTAAAGATATAGACATCTTTAGCCATTAGATAACCTCTTCAAATGCTTGTAGCTTATTACCGTTGACATAACTGTACTTATTCAAGAGTGCCTTACCTAACTCATCAGGCACATCATACTCTCTACCAAGGTAGAAGTTAAACTCTCTATCGTGATAAAAGTATCTGTAAGGCTCTAGGAGAGCCATTTCAGTCCTACCAATAGAAGATTGACCACAAGCACTGCAACCACCTCTTCTAGTTCTTCCTGTAGGACTATTAACACCTCTATATCTAACTCTCATTACTTACTCTTTCCTACTGTAATTTGCTTTTCAGTCCTTAGATTATAGCTTCTGCCACAAAGAGAATATCTTCCAAGGCTATCTTTGTAAAAGTTATTTACTAACTGAGAGAAGAAGTATTCTTGTGAATCCTTATTAATCTCCCAAACATACTTAATAGTATCTACATCCTTTTGTACCAAAGAAGCCCCTGCTGATAGTCTATTGACATTAGCACAGTCACCAACACTAATACAGTTATTGGCAATAGCAGTGTACCCTGTAAGGTAATGACAGATTAAGTTGTCCCACTCAGGACTACTTAAGTCATAACCTGCTTCATATCTCATGACTAACACATTGTGAGAACAATTCTTATCACAAGAGTTGTCCTCAGTGTTCATAAGCTCATCTAGTCTGATAAAGAACTTATCAGCAATATCATCATAAGTAAACAAGCTTTTATCTAGAGGAACGATATTGACACCTCTAGAGCTGTACTGTCTTAACTCCACTGTAACTGTATCTTGGTTAATAGCTTTCCAATATGGATGTACTTGAATACATGTGTAGCTACAGAGGGGGTTATTTAGGTCTATTGTATGAATCCTACAGCACTGCTCAATAGTTCCTCCTGCAACATCCCAACAAGTAATGTTACTAAGAAACCTAACAAAGTTACCCCAGATAGTATCAAACTCTTCCTGAGTAACTTGACTCATACAAGAACACTTGCTCTTAATGGCATCTAGTAACATATATCACCTCTTAGGCTTTAGGAACATGCACCATTGGGAATGGAACTTCACCGTCCAATGCACCCATGATACGAGTGTATACACCTGCAGAACAGTTAGCTGACAATGGCATACCTGTCAATAGGATGTTTCTAGCATAGTTAGCTGAGTGAGCTACACCTGCATTTTCGTAAATATCACAAGCTACAAAGTTACAGTCTGAATCTGGTTCAAGAGTTGTACCTTGACGGATTTTATCTGCAGGAATGAGCAAGTCTTTGTAAACCATTGATACTTTAGTCACTGACAAGTCAATGATGTAAGCTTCAAATGTGTTGTTTACTTCCAAGTCTTTAGGTACATAGATGTCTTTTACAATAGGAATACCTTTGAATTTAAGAGTCACTGGTGTACCGTGGAAGCTACCAAAGTTACCTCTTTCCCAACCTGCAGGGAGTTTACCATTTTTACCTTCAACAACTACATCTGAAATAGCTGTGTGTCCTACTGGATGGACAAAGATAGCATAGTTAGTTGAAGTACCTTGGTTAAGTACATCAAGGATACATCCTGCTTGTGCAAATGCACCAAGGATGTCACCTGATTGAATAGGAGTAACTGCAGGATGTGACATTACTTCTGCGATACCGTGGAAAGGTCTCAAACCTTTACCTTGGTAGTTTACCAAACCTTGTGCAATAACACGTTGTGTACGGAAAGCAAATGAGAACCATGCAATGTATTGCAATGAAGCTTCATAAGTCATTCCTGCTCTTTGGAAGTAGTTAAGCAAGTCATTAGACTTGTACTTAAGAGCTGAGTTCATCATCTTGTCAAGTGTTGTTTCACAATCTTTCAAACAAAGTGAGAAGATTTTAGCTGAGTCAGCACAAGCTTGAATTTCAAACGGTGTGAAACAGCATCCTTGACCATCATCTGGGTCTGTTGTACCCCAAGTGTATGTCTCAGTAACCCATTTACCTTTATTGTTTTTAACAAAGGTAGCAATTGATGATTCTGCAATAGATTCAAGCATTGAAGCTACCATTGGTGATGTGATGTTGAAATCTCCCAATGATGGCAATGCTTTTGAGTAGTCTTTAGCAATACCAAAAGGTAGCTCGTGACCCTCTCCTGCATTTTCCATGTTTTTCTGAATTGCTGTAGCAAGTTCTCCTACAACTTCTTCAGTATAAATGTCATTAGTAACATTACTCATTAAATTTGTCCTCCTGAACGAATACCATTATACCCTTTAGGCATCATGTTTGTAGGTTCTGCCTTTTGTGTAACTGATACTACGTTAGCTTCTTCACTGTTAAGCAATTTATTTAGTTCATCCACTACTGACTGTGATTTAGAACTTTTAGCTACAAGTTTTTTGTTGTCTTTTTCCAAAGCTTCTACTTTAGCTTTAAGTTCTTCATTTTCAGCTCTGAGTGATTGAATTTCAGTAAGAGCTTGTGTAAGCAATTCTGTAGTTTGGTCTACAACTTCTTCAGTTTCTTCCTCAACTACTTCTTCTGCTTCCTCTACAACCTCTTCAGAGGTGTCTAATTGCTCTTCTGAGCCTTCTTTTACCTCTTCAGGTGTATTTGTACCTTCTACCTCTTCATCAGCCTTAGAAGGCTCTTCAGGGGCTTCTACAACCTCTTCTACAGTTTCTACAGATTCATTATCTACAGAATTGTTTGCTAGAAGAGATTTTACCTTTTCAAAGAATGTCTTATCCATAGGAGTTCCTTTCATTTCATTTAGTAATTGTAAAGTCTCTAGCTGTTTCCCTGTAGTAGATACCATAGCTACAAGGTCTTCTACACCTTCTACAGATTCCTCTGTATCATTGAAGATATTGTCTACAAACCCTAGCTCTAAAGCCTGGTCTGAAGTAAGCCATGTCTCTTTGAACATCATATCAAGGATTTCATCTTCACTGAGACCAGTCTTTTTCATATACACTTTAGCAATAGACCTTTCAGTAGAGTCAAGCATGTTTAGTGAGCGTTCAAGACTCAACTTGTCTACTACTTCTTCATTTCTAAAGTGTGGTTGGTGAATCATAATTTGTGCTTGGTGTGAGATATTTACTTCATCTGCTCCAAGCATGAATACTGAAGCGATAGATGCAGATAAACTTGTAATGTTTACTACAACTCTACCACTGTAGCTTGAAAGCATAGTGTAGATTTCACTACCTGCATTAACTGAACCACCACCTGAGTTAAGATTGAAGGTTACTTCTTCACCACCTGCTTCAGCTAGGATTTTCTCAACGTTTTTAGCTGAGATGTAGTCCTGCTCTAAAGCTTCCATGAACAAAGCACCTTCAGAATCAACTACAGTACCTGCTAGTCTATATGTTTTCATGTTAGACCTCCTTAAAGTCAAATAGGTGTACTTCTAGTTTGATAACTCTTCCACCACAAGCTTGACAAGGAACTGGGTTATAAGGAACACCAATACTGTCTAACCAAGCACGGTTACTAGCATTGTCAGGGAATCTTTGAGTAAGCCCTTTAATTGACTTAATAAGAGCTACATCTTCAGTCTCATAAGTAGAACCATACTCAAACCTAACATTTTTAAGCTTAACAATATTACCATCTAAATAATTTACTCTGAAGGTCTTACCGTCAGGAAACAGTTTTGACAGTGTATATTTAAGCTTCATCCTTCTTAGTTCCCTTTACCTTTTTACTACCGATTTCTTCAGGTGTCACTACCTCAGTCAAAGCAGAATCCAAACCAAGTTGTCTCTCTCTACGTTCTTGTAGAGCAAGTTGGTATTCATCTGTAATTTGAGGAAGTTCTACCTCAACTTCTTTTTTCTTAGCCATAGTTACACCTCTTAAAGAGTTTATAGATGACCTTCTGGTGTAACTGCAGTGTCTTCTTCATCACCAATGTTACAAGGTTTACACCATTTACAAGGCATTTCTTCTTTTTCTTCAACTTCGTTTGGAAGTCGTTTCCAAGTATCACCACAACACATGAAGATTCCTTGGACTTGCTTAGTAGCAGGGTCAGTGTAGTTAATAGCTACAGAACCTTGACCATCCCAAGCTGTCAAACGTTGTAGAGCAGTCTGAGCTTCAGTACCCTTAAGAGTAATTTTTTCTCCATTGTGAGTAAGCTCTACTTTAGCTGTGATTACTTTCATCACATACCTCCGATTATTTTAATTACTGGTTAAAATAGCTCATCTAAACTAATACCAGTAGATGTACCTGTGTTTTTATAGTGAGTAATCACTTCATACATCTGTTTTGCATCATCATTGGTAAGTTGGTCTTTAAAGTCATTGATGAAGTCTTGTTCTGATACATTCTCTACTTTAAGTACAGCATACTTATCAGCTTTTCCTTCTTTGACTTTACCAATTACATAGGACAGAACAGATGGAGTATAAATACTTCCTTGTGATTGCTCAGTACAAGCTCTATAGTCTACTACAATAGAGATTGTTTTAGCTTCTTTATTTACTTTGATACGGTTGATAAAGGCAATTGATTCATTAACTACAAGTCTTTCTCTTGGAGTTGAAGTCAAATACCCTTGGCTATCAGTTTGTGGCACTTTAATAGCATTTCCTGTAGGTTCAAGACCATTTCTTCTAACCTGTTCATCTAGCTTATTAAGCTCCACATAGTCTTCCATAGTGTATACTTTAGCATCATCAATTTTACCAAGTGATTTTACTTCACTGTACTTACCATCAAAGAACTCTTTCAAACTTCCTGACATTGTTTAATTCCTTTCATACATTGACATTAGTGCTTCCTGTTCAGGAGCAAACTTACTTTCTTTCTCTTCAGTAACCATTTCAGCTACCATATCTGCAGTGATATTGTAGATGTAGTTGTTTTCATAATGAATTATCTTAGGTTTATTGTCTTTCATGCTATCTTGCTGATAACCAAACTCAGTTACACCTTCATTATGGATACATACAAATGATACTATAACCATTGGTAGAGACCAATTCTCATATATATCTTTAGGAGATGTGCCAAAGTGTTTACCAATCCTAAGACAGTAGGCAAAGTAATCATCAATAGGAGTGTCATAATATTTACTATCTACTTCCTTAGTTACTTTACCATTAACATCATCATAAACTAACTTCTGTACTCTACTTAGTGTCTCATTGAAAAAACCCTGAGTTTTTGTCAATAAGCTGACTAGACAGAACTACAAGCGACTCATCACTGAGGTATTCCATGTCATAGTCACTGATACCAAGTCCATACTGTACTAATGTTTCCATAGCATCTACTACTTCATCACTGAGTTTAGAATAGACTTCAGTAACTTCTGATAGAGACATAATTTCTTGCTCACCAGTAGTTGTATTTACTTTTGAGAAGTAAAGGATAAGTGTAGTTACAGCATGACGAACTCTACGAGCTTTACGAGGTGTAATAGATACCCCTTTAAATACACGAATAACCTCTCTACCTTCATCTGTATCAGTGTAATTACCCTGGATAGCAAAGTTCTTAGGATAGATGAACTTTGCTTCATAGTCAGATTCAGCATCAATGTTATTAACATCACCTACAACTACAGGGGAGTCATTACTTCCTGTAGCCATAAAAGGTTGGTCTTGTCGTTGTGCTTGCTCAATAGCTTCAACCATGCCATGTTGAGCATTTTTGTCAAAATTGATTGTTGTCATTGTTCCCCCTCTAGAAGATGTTTATAAAGATAGGCTTTAGCTTCATCAGTATATCCTGCTTCATGGATACGTTCAAAGGTCTGTGACATGAAATTATCTTTTTCATAGTCATAGTAATCTTTAGTTTCTTGGTTTTTGAACCTAAAGGTGTAACCTTCATAACCCATGAGCCTAATTACTTCAGTAAGCTTAACTGCAATCTTATCTCTCCAAGGTATAACCTTGTGAATGATGAATGTCTTAATGACTTCATCCTTACCAATGTTACCTGTACCTGCATCCAAGTCAAATACCTGTGGTGAAACACCATAAATTTGACAAGAGAAGCGTGTAGCATGGATTGATAAGAGATTTAGGTAATCACTAGGTTTAGAATCCCTAGTCAACTGTTCCATATCACTGAAAATGTCAGAATAAATGATAGAGTCATTGTACTCTACATTTGCTAGCATGTCTGCTAGTGATTTTACGTTGTCTTTTCTGACATCTTCATTGAATACAGCGTTAGAATTACTTGTATCAAATATTTTAGCTGAAGTTGAAGGGTTTCCTTCATTCTTCATCTTAGCAAGCATTGATTCATTGTGTTTAAATGCCAATGTACCAACACCATTACGCTGAAAGTCATGGATAAAGTAATCTAAGAGCTGTAGAATTAGATGAGTACGCTTTTTATCGTTCTCAAATGGACTTACACCAATGAATGAACCATCCATAGTGATATTTGTGAAGTCTTCTGAGGTTAAAGCTACAGAATCCTTGTCATTTGAGACAATATTACCATCATCATCAATGTAAAACCTATCATCTACCACTTCTTCAGAAGCCCTTATCCAGGTATTCTTGCGATTTAAGCCATGATACCGTCTTAGAATGTAGATAAAAGGCATGTAAACAAGTGGAATTTCCTCAGATTCTCTAAAAATAATGTCATAAGAGTTCTTAGGAACAATCATAATACTATCTTTATGACCATTGTGGGCTTGTTTAGCAGGAATCTTCCTTACACCTACAGCTCCTTGCTCAAAAAGCTCTCTTGTGAGCTGTTTAAACATGTCAATAACTGTAATTCCTTGGATATTTTGGGAATCTAGCATATCTCTGAGAGTTTCACCCTCAATAGAGCTATCTTCATCCTTAACAAGCTCCATATCACCTGCAAAGATGTAGTCAACAATACCTTCAAGAATAGTGTTAATACCTGGCATATTTGTTACTAGGTACTGAACTTGTTCATAGGTAAGTGTCTCATCCATCTCATTCAACTGGGAAGGAACACCTATATTGTCTTTTATAAGGAGTTCATAGCCAGTTTGTCTATCAATTTCCACTAATTACCTCCTTCTACACCTAATATATAGAGTTCTAGGGCATGAACAGCTAGAATAACAGCATCTAGGTCATCAGGAGACCTTTTAAGCACTTGTCTGATAACATCTTTACCAATTAGGGTAACTTTATCAAGCTCTTTGTTCTTAAGCTGTATAGCTCTCATCTGAGTCAATAGAGTTTCCTTAATTTCAGAAGCAAACACAATTTTATTCTCTTGCATAAGCTGTCTGAGGACTAAGTGCATCTCAGCTCTTCTATTTCTAGCCATTAAAGCAGTATCTACATGACTTGCTACCTTCTCAGGAGTAGGTCTTCCACCAAAGTCTATAGGATATATAGTCACCCTGTCAAAGGATGGTCTGTTCATCATCTCGACAATCAAGTGAGAACCTTGTCCTGTATCAATAGCAAGTGATACTACATTGTACTTCATAACTACACGCTCTATACCGTCTACAATTTCTCTTGTAGACCTTGCATCAGACCATTCATCAGGTCTTAAGTTGATGGTATCAGTAACCCTTACCAGGGCATCCTCTTGCGTGTCATACATAGACAGTGCAAGTGTAATACCATCAGAACCTTTATAGGCTGAGTCAATTCCTAGAGCTGATATAGTGCGTGGTGAGATGCTACTAATGTCATGTCTAGGAGCTACAATCATTGGGGCATTGAAGAACTCTGAGCTATTTTCATCATACTCACAAAGTAAGTTGATTCTAATAGACTCTTCAGTTCTAGCAAAGTCAGAAGCAAGTACCTCTTCAGGAGTCATTTTAATTGAGTCTGATTCCATTGAGGTAACTATGTTACCCCAGATAACAAACTCATCATCCTTCAGATTAGGGTTAGTAACAGATTCATGGAAGTGGTTTAAGAAACGAGGGTTACTAATACCAAAAAGGATAAGTGATTCACCATCATCTCTTTCAAATTCACGTCTACCAAGCTCTGTTAAGGCACGTTCTGAGATAAAGTCCATTTCATCAATAAGAACATGAGAACCTTCACCAATGTTTTCATCTGAGTCCATACTAGAGAAAGTATCCCCTGTAGATTTAGTATCAATCTTGTTACCATTCTTAAAGACAATCCTTGACTTACTATAAGCAGTCTCAGACCGTCCTAGGAGCTTGTCAGCCTTACTAATTGATGCCTTGGACTCTTCTACCAACATGTTCTTCATGTCGATACTAGCCCCTCTTAGATGCCTTCTAGCGTGTTCCATTACTTTGGCTGTCCTAGAAGACTTAGATGCAACTACAGACACACTGTAGCTGTGCATGGCTAAATAGTTAGCTAAAGCTCCCATGATAAAGGATTTACCAAACCTAGGAGGTTCAATCATGTAACCAGTATGATAGTCACCAGATATTAAAGCTCCAATAGCTAAAGCCTGGTCAAAATTGAGTTCAATATTCATTTCAGCTAAGAACTCAGTATAACCTAGCTTAGCATAGTGGATTCTTTTCTCAATAGGTATTGAGTTCCTAATATAAGAGTCTGGATGTGGTATATACCCCTTCAACCAAGGAAGGAGTTCACTTTTAGGATGGACTTCACCAAGTTTTAGTTCAAGTCTATCCCTCAGTTTCCCCATCTGTTCCCTCTTCTAGTCTCAATACCTCATCATGTTCTAGTTCTTTCTGTTCTTCTTTAGAACCTTTACCATAGTCTGCCCAGATATTGCCTAGCTCATCAAACTTATCTAAGATAAGCTCTCTTGTAGCTGATGCAGTATTATCACTATCATCAGTAACTAGAGACATAGATACTTCTCTAGATACTGCTTTACCTTCAACTCTATCAGCCCATTCTTTACGTTCATCTGAACTAATCATAGATAGTTTAGTTTGAACTAAAGCATTAACCCTTGTAGCTGTAGGTACTGGAATATTTTCTACAAATTCTACATCTAGTTTTTTTACTTTATCAACTACAAGAGGGGCAATACCCCAAAACATCTCTACTACCTCTAACTGGTCTAGAGACATTTCAGATAAAGCTCTCATTTCTGTAGAATAAGCTCTATTTTTCTTTTTTGATTTTGGTAGGTCTGAGTGACCATACCAATATTTAGGAAAGGGAATACCTTTACTAAGAAAGTAGTCTCTATCCTTACCTTCAATAGCTAATTTAATTTCATCTTTCATAAGTAAACCCCTTTTTACTTGAAATACAATAGTTCCACCAGGAATCGAACCTGGAGTAGAGGTTTAGAAGACCTCTGTGTTATCCGTTACACCATAGAACCTAAAATAAAAACCATACCCCTTTCCAGGAGTATGGAATCTAGAAAGGAATTACAACGTAAAAATCAACCAATACCAAGTAACTAATAATAGTGAATTGACCCCTAAACCATTATTAGCTACTTGCTACTGGTTGGTTATATAATTACTGTAGCTTTCCTTTTCAGCCCCTAGACGGATTTGAACCGACGATAGAGCTTTTGCAGAGCCATGCCTTACCACTTGGCTATAGGGGCATCAAGTAACTTATAAAAGTTACTCTAGGAATAGGAAAAGTTATGAACCCTTTAGGACATACAGTAATTATATAGTATATTATTATAATTGTCAATAGTTATTTAGTAATTCTTAGTGATTGAGAGCTACAGACGTGCTTGCATGTCTGTACTCGAAGAACTTAGAATTACTTATTGATAAACTACAAGGGATATTTAATAAGCTACAGTATTTATTAATTAACTAATCGCTAGGCTTTGCTGTGGGGCAAGCCTAGCTAAGTAACTGAATTGGTTTGAAGACTTGCAAAACCAATGAATGTTACGGTTAATGATACTACTAATACTACTGACTTATGATTACAAAGAGACCCCCCCTTAGAAATTGGTTTTTCTTTGAGTTAGAACAGGAATTATATGCTCTTTCAATCATGATACATATAAGCCATAACCTGCTTCTGAGAGTAACCGACCTAGCTGACTAATTAGGGTTGGGGTCAATACCATAAACCACAAGTAACAGTTGCGTCCAGTACGTGAGATAACTCATACTAAGTAATAAATACTTAGCCTACTAACTCTGCAAACATTCATGTTATAGCATTTCACCTTCTGTCAGACCCACTAGGTGGGAGTGCTTTTGACACACCTTAGAGATGGCTTTATAGGGTTAATTCCCTTAACTAGATGCCTCTAGTCGCTGGAAGAAGCTCTTTAGATATTCACTATAAGGTTATTCCTAGTGTACTGTAACTACCTAGGCAGTATAGGTTATTCTCTATTGAGTTTATTCCTCCGTAGTTACAGTGTCTCTTAAACTGAGCAGTAACAAGCCTCAGTCACCAATTTTTCCAAGCCTACTTGAAGGTAAATTGTTAAGTGCTTAATGAAACCTCTGAACTCTGTAGTTCAATCTATATTCAATTAATAATAAAACAATTATAAACCATAAATTTATAAAAAGCAATAGAAAACACAAAAAAAGCCCCAGATAACAGCTAGGGCTTTCTACTGAACACATATTTATTATAACCTACTATTCTAAATAAGTCAACATAAAACTACAAAAAA